AATTCTTTGTGCATCAGTTTTTAATGACTGATATAAATTCATATCTTTTAAAATATCAAGTATAGCGTGCTCAAAATGTTCAAGATGAACTCGTGGATCACCAGCAGTATTTAGTTCTTTATAGTGATTGTATAGACGTTGTAGAACCTCTTTTGGATTATCACTTGGTATATCATTAACACTTAATACAAATTCTTTGTCAAAATCATCAGGATTTAAAAATAAACAATGAATTAACTTACCTTCAATAGCAAATTTATCACTTGAATCATCTCTTTGTCCCATTATGTAATGTAAATAAAATAACCTTGGACTATATAATAACTTATTCAATCCTGAATAAGACATCATAAAATTTTTGTCAAAAAACTCTTCTTCTTTTTGAATTTTTGTTCCCATAGTGGGAAATAATTGTAATCCTTTCATTTACTTACAGTTTAGTAAATCTTTTGCGAAATATTTTCCTAGTATATTACCATTATAACTATTACTAGTTAACACATCATTTTTTATTTGAAGTGAAAACTCACAATAATTCAAGTATTTTTTAGTACAACATAACTCAATGATTTCTCGTTTATACATTGATTTTCCTTCAATCTTGATTTCTGCAGTTAGTTCTTTACAACTACCCCAGTAAGATAACCAATCTGAAGATTTAGAAACTAATTTAGTTTTTTTTCTAGTACCAGTTTCTAATTTTTCTTTTTTTGTAATTGCTGTTTTTCTAGTAAACTGCAAACTTTTTTTGCCAATATAAAACTTACCTGTCTTTAAGTGAGTTATTTTGTAAACAAAACCTATAAGGTTTTCATAGTTTGGTAAATCTTCAATTTTTGTAATTACTTTGTATTTACTTGAAGGTAATATCCAATTTTCCATAGTGTTGATTTTTGACAAATTTAGTAAACTAAATCACTATTATCAAAAAATTCTTTATTTAACTCTTTATATTTTGCAATTGCTTTATCTAAAACTGGTATTAAAGTATACGCAGCTCTAGTAATACCATGCACTTTTACAATATCACTAAAATCTTTTTCAAGTGAAATATAACAGAATGGAAGATTATGTGTATCCAAGTAGTAATTCATACTTGTAATACCTGCAGTGTCGCTATCCATATAGGTTACAACTGCTTCGTAGTCATTTTTTAATGTGTCAATAAGGTCATGAGAAAGTTTTGTGTTCTCACTATCTGGTGCAATAACATCAACATCTAATCCAGGTATACTTTTAATTGACATGCAATCTTTCAATGAAGAAGCAATAACTAAAAATCTTTTTCCTTCAAGTTGATCATAACCTTGTACATAATCTAACAATTTTAGAAACTTTTTGTTACCGTTTTTAGGTTGGTAAATTTTGTACATCTCGTTGTACTTTGTAGCGTACAAATAAACATGCTTTTTTTGTACAACAAACTCTTCTTCAGTATTAATATTACCTACTTGCTTAGTCATAATATAACTTCGCAAAGGTATTACATTGTACTGCTCAAGCAATTTACTACTAATGTTGAACTGTAACCAAAAATCTGCATCATCTTTAGTCCAATCTCTGATAAAATAATCAGAAACTATCCATTTTGTTTCTACAAATTCTTTTTGTTCAACTTTGTTACCAGTTTTCAAAAACTTTTGATAATCATCAATAATTTTAAATACTGCAGTTGTATAATCAACATTCCAAATCTTTGCCATCAAATCTGTTGCATTACCAGATTTACCAGTAGAAAAACATTTATATCTATACTTGCAAAGATCTTTGACATAATATAAATACATAGAAGGATCTCTGTCATCTGGATTAAATAAACTTTTCATTCTAAAATTCTGTCCTGTTAATTTTACAGGTAGATTTAAATAGTTTTCTAAAATCCAATCAGAAGGAACATCTTCTACACTTCCAATAAAGTTGTTTAAACTAAACATATTACTAAGAATTAAATTAATAAAAAAGGGTAAACATTACATCTACCCTAATTTATTAACTATTGAATTAATAATTATGGAAGTTGTAAATCACTTACATTATCTTCAAAAACAGGTGAACTGTTTGCAGGATTGAAGATGTCTTCAGAAACAGGTGCTGGTGAAAACTCACTCACTGTTTCAGATGCGTCTTCAGAAACTTTTTTCTCATAAATGTGAACAGCTTCGTTAAACGTAAAGAAATTAGGATTATCTTGAGTCATTGCATACGCATATTTCCCTTCAACTCTTTTTGGTAAATATAAAGAATAGTTTGGAAAGTCAGAACCATCTTTAAAATACTTTTGTCCACCAATTGTGAAATACATCCAGAAATCAGGTTTGCAAACAAAACTTTTTACTGCTGCAACCAAGTCTTCAATTGTAAGACATTCAATTTTAAGCGATTGAAACTTGTCTAAAATACCCATTTGAGTTAAGAAACTACCTAAATAAGTCTGAATAGACTCGTCTCTTAAGATGTTTTTACCTTTGTAAACCCAGTCTTTAAAACCAAATTGACCACTTCTTACAGAAGCAATTTGACCTTTATAATTTCCTCTTGCAGGATTATTTCTATCAACTTGGATACCTTCGAATCCATCACCTATTTCTGGACCTTCTAATACAAATATTAAATTGTACTGATCCTTGTCATAAGGAGGTCTTTCTAATTTTAAATCTATAATTCTACACTTGTGTGTACCTGGTAATAAGATTTTTGATACATAATTACCTTCTGCTGGATTGAAATCATTTAAACTAAACGCCATTTTTTCTAATTTTTAATTGTTACTTTTTTAATTAATCTATAAATATTTGATCCCAGTGTGTTACAATAGTACCATCTTCAAGAGTTTCAGAGATAACAATCTCTTTATTTCTCAAGTGTTCTGGTCTTGCACCACATAGAATATCATCTTGTGTTTTAAAACTCAAGATATTTTTGTCTCCTTTTCGCACTAGATATCCAATTGCATCAGATTTTGATGTTGTTATATCTTTTAATTTACCTGTAAGATTTAGATCTAAAGAACTAAAATCATTACCATTTTTAGATAACAAAGTATCTTTTACGTGTCCTAATAAAATAATATGAGGTGCTAGATTTTTAATTCTTGCAGTCATTTCATTAAATGCTTGACGTAACCATGGATACCCTGCACCATTAGCAAGATTTAATATATTACCATATTTTGCTTTACCAGTTGTTTTCCATGTTGAACCCATAGGTGACAAAGAATACAAATGTTCTGCATATGGAATACACATATCTTCTAAAGCAGTAATGGTATCTAAAGCAATGTACTTGTAAGGTTTACCAGCTTTAATAATAGCAGCTTCTATGTCCATTAATTCTCTAACATTGTTTGCTTTGATTTTCATTGCATCAACATAATCAGAACCACCTTCTAAATCTATTAATAAACAATTTGGTAATTGTGACAATAATGTTGTCTTACCAGTTTTTGGTTTACTAAATATGATTAAATTTTTAGGACTTTTAACTACTGATTTTACAGTTGTTGTAGGTAATACTAAACCTTCTTTTACTTCTGTTGTACTTGCCATTGTTTACCTTCTTTTATTAGATTATTTAACCATTTTTTGTTTGACATTGGAGTATTTTGTACAATACAATAAATATCTCTAATAGTCATTTGTGCATAATGATTGTCATCTTTTTCAACATAATTGTCATCAAAAATGTCATTATCAATTTCACCAAACTTTGGAAGTTCCAAATCTGATTCATTTGATATTTTTGTGTTTAATTCTGGTGCAATGTACTTTAAATCTGTTTCATTCACCTTTTCCAAAGTTGATAGTTTAAAAGCATAAGAAGGATAAGGAAGTAGTGATCCATCTTTTTTTCTTGTTACCTCAACGTAATCTTGTGGATTTTCTCTCCAATCAAGATTGTTTTTGAATTTGTAAAGAGTTCTTTTACCATCTGGATAAGATTTATCATTCCAATCAAATAGTTCGACATAAACATCTTGATTTTTAGAAATCTGTTCACCATAAAATCTCAAAGTTTCTACTTGAGTTGGTCCAAATTCATTACTATTGTAACATAATTTTGCAAAAAATAATGGATTTTCAATACCCATTTCGCTAAACAGTGGTTCCCAATAAACTGCAAACTCTGCAGTCAATTCATTAATGTGTTTTTTCTTTACTGTTGTTGTTGACATACTAATTTAATTTTACATTTTTAATTTTACATTTTTTACATTTAACTTAAACTACCTAGTATTCGAGTTGTTGGAGTAGGTGCTTCAATAATAGTCATTTTAGCGTATTCTGCTTTATACCATTGAATACCAACTTCACCAAATCTATTTTTTAATATGTGCATTGCTAATAAAAATTTATCATCAATAACATATTTGTTTGGACCATAAAAACCTAAGTTATATTTTGCTGGTCGATTGAAAGCAATCATCACATCAGCACACTGGTTCAAGAAGTCGCTTCCATAAACATCAGATTCTGTAGGGTAATGACCTTCGCCTTTACCTGTAGTTTTCTGCCTCTCAGGATCATCAATTTCTCGATTTAATTGTGTCAATATAATAAATGTAACAGGTAACATATTTTTCATTTCTGTCATCATAATAGCAAGATTTTGTAATGTTGCTTGCTTATTATTCTCACTACCAGATTGTTTTACTAAAAGAGTATGGTCTAAAGTAATTACAAATGGTTTTTTCATTGTGTTGTAAAAATTAAATATTGCACTACGCATCTCATTCACTGTAAGTGCTTTATCAATTATATACTCTTTTCTTGCATGCTGTTTACTTGCATATTCTTTTAACTTATTAAAGTCAGCACTAGTTAATGGTGGCATACCATCATCCATTGCAGATTGCAAATATCTAATATTTAATCCACTGGTTGCAGATAATTCACGCAATGCCATGTTTCTTCCTAGCATTTCAAATTGAAAATGCAATACAGCAAAATCCTGTTCAGGATTCAAACGCTGTAATTCTCGTGTTAAAGAGGCAGCAATAAGAGTTTTACCAACTCCTGGTCTTGCAGCAATAACGTATAATGATTGCCACTCAATACCATTTAATCCAATTTTATTGAATTGTTTCCATTGAGTTTTTAAAGATTTTATATTTCCACTAGCTCGTGAGTGAATATATTTTAAACCTTCATTCATAACATCACCATACTGTTTCCATTCTATTTTTTTTGGTTCTTCACCAGATGGTTTAAACATATGAAGTTTAAGTTAATTGATTACAAATATAATAAACTTTTAAAAGTTAAACAAGTATTTACCAAATAATTTTTGGTTTTTTATCATATACTAATGCATTATTTACTTGGTTAAAAATATCATTACAATTCCAATCTTCATCTTGTTTGTATGCTGCAGATGCAGGATGTGAACATTTTAAAATTTGTGTGTTTCTTAAAATATTATCAATAAGATCTTCATTTTGTTGTGCTTGTTTGCCAATAAGTACCCATACATAATCTTTATCTTTAGAATTAAGCATGTCAATCAGGTACTTAATAAAAGGATCCCATATAGGAATATGTTTACCAATTTTGTTAATTTCTGTTGTCAATGATGTATTTAACATTAGTACACCTTGGTTTGACCATCTAGTTAAATCTGGATCAAATGTAGTTATATCTTTTTTGTCAGAATAAACAGTTTTGTTTACTGCCTTAAATATAAATTTTAATGATGGTTGTTGTTTTTTAGTGTTACCACAAGAAAAAGCAATACCATCAGCAACTCCAATAGTAGGA